AGTAGCTGCATCCAATACGATGGTCGTATCATCAGTTACTATTTCATACGAGCCAGCAGAATCTCCAGTTACGGTTACCGTTACAAGACCTGCATTGGTAACTGTTTGGGTTACATAAGAAGCAGCATCGTATTCATGAACCACACTTGTAGTTGCGATAAATTTTACTGCTGGAGATGTGAGGGTATAAGATGTAGTCCCTCCAACTGCGATAGTACCATCTGAGCTTATAACTAATGCTCCATCACCACTTGCATTAATGTATAATCCTGTATCGTGGAATTGTATCTTTGAAGTAGTAGCCATCAATATATCTCCAGTAATTCCAACATCACCAGCAATCGTTACTGCTCCAGTTATACTTGAAACACCAGTAACGGCTACTCCTTTTCCAAAAGCAAAAGTATCTCCTGATGGCAAATCGTATGTCCAGGTAGACCCGTCATAATTCCATAAGTCTACTGTGGTAGCCCAACCCACCGATAGCGTTTCACCTTCAGGATTCGATAATCTTAAAGTTGCTCCATATTTATCCCACTTCATTAAATCCTGCAATGGCACATTATAAGGTAAAATCTTGATAGCGAAAGCAGGCATTGCAAAACAGAATATCAAAGCAAGGATAAATAAGGCTTTCATAAATCGTTTCATAAGTAAATCACCTCTTTTAATTATTTAGTTTTAATATTAACTTTTCTTACCATTTTGTCTTTGACAGATTCCTCGATAGCTTTTGTTTTTTCAGTTTCCTTTTTATCTATACTAACAGGTTTGCCTACTGCCACATTGGGGATAATATAGCCCAGGCTATTCCGAACGATCCAATCTGCCACATCATTATTTACATTAGCTATTTCACCATTAGTATAAACAGTATCTCGCTTCTTATCGTAGAAATCACGACCTATACGAACTCTCATGATATTAACTCCTTTTCTTTAGAGAGGGCAGCGTTCCCACCCTCTCTAATTATTACTAAGCCTGACCAGAGCTGCCCCATCCTAAAGCACCCATAATAAGTGTAATGCCAAAAGTAACAGCAGCAGTTCCAACAACAGCCTCTACATTAATAAATCTTCTTGTAGGTTTATAATGATAAGTGGCTACTCCAGCTGCAACGATTTGGGTAAAGCTATAATCAGTATTGGTTAGGGCAGTCGTAACAAGCCCACTTTCAATATCTAAATCTAATGTCCCGTTTGCGGCTACAGTTCCTACAGATACTTGAATCAATATTTCTTTGGGATAATTATAATCTTCAAGGTCAATCTCAGCAGCAGTATTATGTGTACCGTTAGCCCTCACATTGTATTCAGCAGCAGTCATGGCCACAGGTCTTATCCCATCTAACACAAATAAGTTTTCGCCTAAATCCTTATTCATATAAAATCACATCCTTTCTTAAGTTTATTTATTTATTCTATTTAGTCTATTTAGTAGACAATACTACAAATGGAGAAATTTCGGTTGAGTTATCATCAGCAGTAAGAGTGCCTTTTAACCAAGGTTTACCATCTACATTACCGAACATCTTTAAGCAGGTTCTATTAGATAAGAAATATACATGTTCGGATTTTGCAAAAGCCGGTCCATAGCCATCTTTAATTATATATTGGCTAAAATCGTATAACCCGATATCGCCTTTGGTTCCTACCGCCGGTACTTTGTAAGTCCAGATTATAGGAATGCCCATTAAAGTATCCGGGATAGCTTTCGCTAAATTGCCCTGGATCCAGATTGAATTTCCATTGGCATCTACTAAAGCGATTATTTTGCTTCTACATGCTTTATTAATTATCCATACTGCTTTTGAGCCGCCCATAAATCGGTCTATCATTGCAGTCACATCAGCGAATAATATGGTGACTGTAGTATTCCTGGTTATTGTTATAGTAGCCGGAGAATTGATTACTCCCAAAGGCTGCCCTACACCAGTGCCTTGCAAGAAATGGTAATCTTCAAATCCGATTAACCCTTCTTTATATTTCTGGGTTACAATGGCTTCTAATTGTTTCGCATTTCTCATTACCTTATCAGTTAATACTGCATAGCCAGACCATTCATTAGGTTTATATTCAATTAACCCTACTTTCACTTCGGTATTAGTTTTAGTATCTCCTTCTGCTGTCCAGCCAAACCATATCCCGCCATATAAATCTCCATGAGACTGACCGGTAAGTCCAACTTGTTCTAAATATGGCATATCTAAAGCTGCGTCAGGCGGATTACCAGCAGGGATAACAAAAGCCCTCGGTCTTACAATAGCTTCTTCTGGGGATACTTGTAATAGTCCTTCTCTATATTTAGTTGGGACTAAGTATCCGCCATCAGGGTCACTATCCATAGACAGTTCTTTCTGTACATATTCCCTAACTCTTTTGGCTGATTCTTCATTCACATCTTTATTCGCTACATCTTTAAGAAATTCACCTAAAGATGGGAATAGTTTTTCTTCGTTGCTTCTATCATCTGTTTCACCTTCTGGTCTTTTCACTTGCAAGTATGGTGCTACGGCTTTTTCAAATTCTTCATTGACTAATTTTGCCAATTCTTCCTTAGTCATCTTCATTATAATATCACTTCCTTTCTGTTTTATTTTATGTATCGGATTTATCTAACTTGCCTAAGGTATAGTTCATTTGTTTCGTTATGCAATCGGCTATTACTTTTTCGTCTACTTCAATTTTATCTTCATCTCCTGGTTCGTCTATCGGTGGATCATCTACTGTATCAGTCGTTAAATCGATTACTGTATTATCGTCTTCAATATCTTTTTCGTCATCAATCTCTAAACTATCCTCTTCTTCTGTCGATGCAGAATCCAATACGGATTGAATTAATTCTTGGGCCTGCTTTAGATTGCTTTTATTTTTGGCATTCAAGACAGCCCCTGCTTTTAATTCAAGCTCTTTATTTTTTTCTTTTAATTCTTTGTTTTCTTTGGTTAATTCATATAATCTATCAATTATTTCATCACCATCGATTGTAAATTTATCACTACTTTTATCAAATTCTAAATTAGGGAATACTTCTTTAACATCTAATTGAATTTCTTCTTTCTCTTTCTCATCCTTCTCAATCAAATCTATCATCTTCATCTCCCAGTCAACTTCTTCAATATCATAATCTACATCCCAGTCAACTTTCTGAAAATAATCCTCTATGGTCTTGCCATGATCTTCCATCCACTTTTTAGCTTTTGCCATAGTCCAACCTTTACCTTTATCAAATACATAGGTGATAATTTTCTTACAGTCTATGCAGTAAATACCCCGAATGCCTTCTTTAGTCGACACGGTTATCCATCTTATTTTGTGTCCTTTATGCTTGCCTTCCTCACCTTTGACGGGTAACCTGATAGAGTCATCGGTTTCCTCTGGCTTTAAGATTAATTCTTTCTCTAATATCTCTTTGGCTACTCCTTCAGCCATTTTATTAAATTTATCAATATCAGCTTCTGCTAATAATTTAGCTGATATAACCACTTCTCCTTCAGGCAAAGGTATAAGACCATCCTCTATCTCGATAAACCCAGCTTCCTTTAATGGCTCGATATTGATTCCCTTACTTAGCATATTGCCTAAAGCATTTGGATTGGCAGGGACTGAACAGGCTGACAACTCTAATAGTTCCCAAGTCTTGAATCGCTTGCCTCGCCCTAAAGACTTACTATCATTATCTTCATCAGCTACTATATCCTCACTCTTGATAGGTATAAAGCCGATTGACCAGGCTTTCATGAATTTATTTTTGTAAAGGGTGTATACTGTATCCGCTAATGGATATATACCCTCATCTGGAAATATAACTTTGGCTGTAATACCATTATCGGTTTTAGCTAAATCTGTTGCTCGCCCTATAGGCAGCCCCTTGTAATCGTGTGCCATCAACACAACAGGATTTTTCTTGAAGTTAATCAGCTTTGCCCCTTTAGGCTCAACGATATCACCACATCTATCCACATCGTTAGTAGTAATTACTACATTCAATGCACGTTCACCTTCTACTGCTTTTGTTATCGAGTCATATTGTTTAAGCATTAATTCTTCTGGCATTAAAAATCACCTCACTTATATTATTTAATCTTTTAAAACTGGGATTATTGCACAGCGGCAATTTGGGTGCAAACTTGGAGTGCTTACACCAGCACTAAAATTTTCATTTAATTTAACAACTTCCCCATTTAAAGCCATACACGCTTCGCAAGTTCTTTCGTCATAGGCTGTTAGCCACTCTTTTTTTTCTACCACTCCAGACTGGCTATAGGCTTGTAAATTCCCTTGTGAAGATGCTGTTATAGTTTCAGTTCGTGCAATTTTAACTGCCCTGCTCCCTTTCGCCTCATCATATACAATACCGATTCTATCGGCTAAATTGGGTATACTTTCACCATTAGCTACGCCTTCGGCTAATGTCCTTTTCAGCTTTTCAAGGGTAGTATCTGATATAGATTTAATCAACATACCGCCTCTTTGCTTTATCCATTTTACCACCTTTGGATTGGTAACGTCAAATGCTATACCTAATTCGGCAGCAGCAGCCTCACCGTTTATCTTAACCATCTGGGTTATACGGGGTAAGACTACTTCAGCGAATTTCATAATTTCCCGCTCGTCATGCGTGACCGAAAGGACGTCATCGAT